CATATAATCCTATCGGCTTTTTTCTTATTACCATGAGTCAAGTCTTCAATGTGACAATATACATTATATTTTCGCATTAAGTCACTGAGATAGGGTAAGACTGCGTTCTTCAAAGCACCCCTCTCAATACCTATATGTACAGGTTTGTATTCTTTGACACACCTGAGAATGTTAAAAGCCGTGTCTTTAATATCCCATCGTCCGTGTTCTATTTTTTTAACAAACCAAGTACCTTCGTCAGTAACCTTGACAATAGCGATGGCGGATTCGTCGAGCCTTTTGTTCGTCGTTTTCGAGACATCTTCAAACCCCGCGAGGTCGCAGGTAATGAAGTACGAGCCTTCTGGTTCTTTGCCATATTTAATCCACTCCTCTTTGAACAAATTGCTTCCAGCGTTATCAAAGGAAGCCATGTATTCTTGTTTGAAAGCAAAGGTACTTAACGTCTTTTTGGCGGACTCGATCTCTTTTGGGTCTATTAAAGGATTGTCTTTAGTAGTGAAGTGCCAAGACTTCCAATCATTGTCTTCGTTACTTTGACCTAAAAGGTATAGATCATGGAACCAGTTTCTTCCTCTTGGAGTACCCAAAAATAACGCCCTGCCACGCTTATCACTTAAAGCAGCCCTAATAACCTGCTCCCAAGCCTCGGGCTTGATATCAGCAACTTCGTCCAAAACCGCGTAAGTTAAAGACACACCGCGTAAGGTATCCGGCCTATCCGCACCCCTAACGTATAGTTTTGCACCGTTAATCATCGTGATATCAAGATTATTAACATGGCTACTTGCGATAACTTCCCTACCGATCTCATGAATCAAATCCCAGATGATCTGGCGGGATTGCCCCATCGTGGGGCTTACATAAAGAACAGCACTGCCAGGAGGGCAGCGCAAAGCCTCAATAATTAAAGTAATCGCGCATAACCTAGACTTACCGCACCTGCGCCCAGCAGCAATGACCTTGAATCTTGTAGAATCACTAAATACCTCTTGTTGCCACGGCAGCAATTTAAAGTCTAAATCAGCCATCTGAATCCTTTAAATATTTAATTGCTTTACTCAGTACGTCTGGATTATCTTTAAACATTCCAAGACCTACGTTGCACCTTGTACACAACAGTCCTCGTATGACGCCTGTTCTGTGATTGTGGTCAATAAACATTTTTTTCTTTTGCGTACCATCCCCGCAAATCGCACATTTTAAATCCTGCGATACTATTAAATCGTTGTATTGTTCTTTTGTGACCCCGTATTTCCTATAAATAGCCCTCTCATGGTAATTATCTTTATTACTTTGATACCAATCTCTTGATTTCTGCTTTATATGTTCCTTATTCTTTTCGTAATATTGTTTTTTATAAGCGATGCGTTTTTCTGGGTTAAGTTTCTCCCATTGTCTAACAAGGGATATTTTCTTTAACCTTCTCTCTTTTGACGGATTCTTGTCATAAAAGGAAACGCAAGATTTACATTTATATTGGTATCCTCTGGTAATGCTAGAGCACTTGTGAAAATGCAATACAGGAAGATTCTTCCTACATGAATTACACCTTAACTCGCCATTCAACATAAATATCCCCTTTCAAAAGGATCGGGGTGTTCGGCCACGCGCACCCCAGAACGCGCTGAAAGCTCTTACGAGTTAGCCTTACTATATTCTACATCCTCAATATCTTTTCTTTCGTCAATAGACATTCCACCAATACCACTAATCGAAATCGTAACCGCACTCCTCTGAGCTTTATCTTTCTCAAACAAAGACACAGGAAGTAATCTATCCATACAGAGCTTAATCATCGCGCCTTGATGAGGGTGTTCATCGTTCATAGCAATTTCTAAGGCTTTCTCTACTACATCCTTACCTTTAGAACTAATTAAAAGACCTTTTAACTCTTTAAGTTTATCCCCGTCAGTCTTTAAAAGTTCAGGATTGTTCGCAACCCTTTGTAGAGTCAACTTAACAGACCCTTTGGGTCGGCCTTTTTTCTTTGGAGTTGTACTACCAATCGTATTACCAATCGTACTAATAGTGCTGTCGGGTGATTCCATAAAGCCTCTCTTAACGCCTCTTTTTTTCTAATCGGAGGAATAATACACGAAAAAGTCAAATTGGCTTTTTTTGTGGAGGGGGGGCACCTGCAAATTTCTCGCAAGCAAGCCGACCCACCCCCCCCTATTGCATCGCACCATGAGAATGATTCTCACTCTCACCAGGCGTTGAGCTGCCGGTAATGCTGCCGGTTATCCATAAAATAAACTTATACAATCATAAAAAAGTTTCATTACAAAAAGATTGAACATTATCTTAGATACTGTTCTAATACTTACACGCGCCGGACGGTTTCCGGTATTTCAGATATGGAGAATGTTATGAGCACTGAATACAACGGCTGGAAGAATTACGAAACATGGCTAGTCAATCTGTGGATCGACAATGATGGCGGATCAGAATACTGGCGCGAGCGTGCGGAGGAAGTGCGCGACGTTTCCGACCTTGCCGATGAAATGGAACAATATTACCAAGAGTTAGCAGAGCAGGTTATCCCGTCTCAAGGTATGTTCAATGATTTATTCAACTCTGCCCTGCGCGAAGTGTCTTGGTATGACATTGCGGAGCATTACATAAGCGAATCCGAATACGAGCAGGCCGCACTGGATCGGCGGGAACGCATGGAATCTGCCAATGAATAACCTAAAATTGATTTATAAATTTGAAAAACTTAATAAATTATTGCGCCATCACCGCCAGCGCGTTTTTAATGTAAACGGCGATTTTCATCATCGGGCATTGTTGCGATTGAAGAAAACAGCGACATTTAAGGCAATGTGCGCCGATAATGAATATTCCGCGCAAATTCTCGCAGGTCAGAGATTGACCGGAATGGGGTTTTAATCATGGAAACAATAAAATGGATTTTCGCTGGCTTTGCAATGGGCGCATGGATTCTGCTGGCGCTGTGGGTCAGCCTATGATGGCGATCATATACACGATCATCGCGCTGCTGGTGGTTATCCTGAGAGGATAGCCGGTAGAAAACAACAAGGGCACTTCGGTGCCCTTTTTTTTCGCTCTCAATTCTGGAACGATCATTCTCAATTCGAGAATTGCGAATAACCCTACTGGCGGTAAGTCATATATATGACTTGGGCGAGGTGCTTCGCATCCCTCTTTTCCTTTAACTGTCTTCCTGTCTTTCTTCCTGTTTGTCTATCTATAGATTTTACTTATGCTGTCATTCTATTTATCTATTCTTCTATTAGATTCGTTTAAAGCTCTTTTACCCTTCGGGGCGGGGCCATCCTATGTTCGCACTGTTTCATGCTCTCTACGGGCTTTCTGGCGCATCCTGGGCACTGTTTAGCTCTGGCCTCTCTTTGTAACTCTTATCATTCCACCAGAGCTTTCGTAATTGAGAATCAGTATTATTTAAACAAATACTTACACTTAAACAGTCTCTAGGATAATGGGGTCTATATCCTAGTCTGTAGAAGTAAGCATAGAAGCTTAGGATTTCATGATAACCCCTTGAGATGTTTCCATGCCCTGCTGCTAATAAGATAGCCCGATCCGGTTCGGTTATATAACGTTTTAACCATTTAGAATCGGGCTTACTTGGTCTACCTTTAGGCATCCTGGGTCGCACTCTCTACTGGAGTATCTAATGTTAAAGGTTTATTCAAACTGTATATATATACAGCTCTCGGCCCTTTTATATAGTTTTCTTTGATTTTTTTATATTTAAAAACCCTATTATTTTTACTTAAATGCCAAAGTAAAGGTTTAATGTTATTGATACCAGTAGCCTGTTGGATCTGTAAAGCAGTCATATCCATCTGCTTCAATACATCTACTATCTTTTCAACCATTTTCATTTTTTTGCCCTGTACTGTTTAACCTTAGTCCACCCGTAACGGGTTCGCACTTCTATCATGTTTCCTTCGATCTTATTTCCTGCTTCTCTTAGGTCGTGAATCCTACTGGCTAACCTGGTAATCCCGTAAAGTTTAAAAGCCTCAAGACTGGTAATAGGCTTCTTTTTGATATGCTTTAAAACAATATCATTCTGAATCATCGTTTGCCCTTATTTAGTTTTTCGATTGTTTGATAATGAAGCGGCCATTGGTCAGGATCTACATAACCTTCTATTTCATTCTCTGTCATCTTGAACTTAATATAAGGATGGTCGCACCTTCCTTCCTTTTTCATCTGTAATTGAAAGTAGTTCGTACAGTCTGTGCAAAACCAAACCTTGTAACTAGGCGGATATTGTTTAGCAGCGTGTACCCATTTGTTAAATTCTTCATGCTCTGTGCAATTAGGGGGCCGTCTTACATGAAACCTTAGAAGATCTTTCATTTAAGTTTATACCGATCCCTACAAGGAGCGCATACTCCGTGTACAAGTCTCATAGAATGTTCACCACACAGTTCGCAGTCTCCAGGCTCCCCTTTTACAAGCTCCGCCTTTTTCCTTACTGCTTTAATTTGACTGTCCAGCATCTTGTCTGCGTGATCGTTCGCAGCGTCAATTTCGTCGCTCAATTTAACACTCTCTCATCTTTGTATTTAAACATTATCCCGTCGACCTCTACTCTATACATTAGAGTTCCAGGATGCACATCTTTAGGAAATTTTACGAAAAACTCGCCTTTGTTTTCGATACAGGCATAAATTAACGCAGCTTCGATAACTTCTAAATCATCATCGTTCACAAGTTGCCTTTGCTTCTACAAAGTTAAATATATTTAACATTTTAGATAAGATCAAAAATTAACTTCGCAGCTCTCAACGCATCCATCATTCAATTCAAGTTGAATTTTATCGTTCACAGTTTTTCCAGTTTCTCTTTGTAGATCTCAATCATTTCCTCGAGATCCGAACGAGTATGTTTAACAGTAGTGTATTTAAGCCGCATTAACTCGTCAAACTCAATTTGACCGTATTTTTTTATGATGAATCTTGCGTAATCGTCCTGTCTTCCGCCCATGAAATGATTATCACGTCTACATTGTGGATGAACATTCCTTTCATCCCACCTTACAGACCTGTGCTGCCTTTTAATAAAGTGTCCTGCGTCAACGTCTTTCCAGTATTCCAGCTTACCGCAAGTACAACATTCTACGGTTCCACCAAAATCCGCGTCTTTTTTACGGATATATTCAGAAAATATCTTATCTAGCTTTTTCTCAAGAGCTGAGAGAGTAGGGAGTTTCTTTTTCTTCATTTGTTTAAATATTCAATGATTCCGTTGATTTCGTCAATCTTTTTCTTTAACAGTTTCTTGTCCGCGGTTGGATCGTCAACGAAGATTAAAACCTTACTTTTAATATAATGCTCTAAG